GCTCTGATGGTTACTTTTACGTCTCCGGCGCCCGCGCTATTGAAACTGCAGTAACAACAGGCTCTTTAGAGGACTTATTAGAAGTAGGCTATAATAGATTTACTGCGCCATTCTGGGGCGGTCACGATGGCTTTGACATTACAAAGCCAGATCCGCTTTACAACGCAGGAATGTCATCTACTTCTACAGAAGTTAACAGCTATGCATATCACACGATCAAGAGAGCGATTGATACAGTTGCAGATCCTGAATACGTTGATATGAACTTGTTGAGTGTTCCAGGAGTTACATTAGAAGCTTTAACAACTCATATGGTTAATACTTGTGAAGAAAGAGCAGATGCTCTAGCACTTATTGATTTGCCAAACGTTTACATTCCGCCCCATGAAGAGCTTAAGTCTACTAAGGCCGATAGAATTGGGACTACCCCGCTACAAGCAGCAAAAGAATTGAAAAATAGAACTTTAAATTCAAGCTATGGCGCAACATTCTATCCATGGGTACAGACTAGAGATGCAACAAATGGTCAGCTTGTTTGGGTTCCCCCAACAGTTGCAATGATGGGCGTGTTAGCAAGCTCTCAGGCTACTTCTGAAATATGGTTTGCCCCTGCAGGGTTTAATCGAGGAGGATTAACAGACGGAGCTGCTGGAATCCCAATCACAGGTATTACAGAAAGATTAACATCTAAGGATCGAGATAATCTTTATGAAAGTGGAATTAATCCAATCGCGTCATTCCCATCAACTGGAATTGTGCTCTTTGGACAGAAAACCCTTCAAAATTCAGCTTCAGCATTAGATAGAATTAACGTTAGAAGATTGGTGATTTACTTAAAGAAACAAATCTCTGTTCTTTCTACTCAGATTCTTTTTGAGCAGAACATCCAATCTACGTGGAACCGATTTAAGACGTTAGTCGAGCCATTCTTGTCAAACGTTAAAACTAGATATGGTATCACAGATTACAAACTCATACTTGATTCAAGCACAACCACTGATGATTTGATTGATCAAAACATCTTGTACGCTAAAATCATGGTCAAGCCCGCAAGAGCTATTGAGTATATTGCTATCGACTTTGTTGTAGCATCAACTGGTGCATCATTCGATGACTAAAAGATGGGGGATTTTCCCCCATACCCACTATTTAATTTAGAAGAATACATATAGGAGACTCACATAATGGCATTCTGGGCAACAAACTTTGGTGAAGACACTACTTTAAAAGATCCAAAGAGAAAATTTAGATTTACCGTAGAAATTCAAGGAATTAATGCTTCTCAAGGCGGAGCAACGGCTTGGTACGCCAAATCAGTATCAAAGCCTTCTTTTCAAATTGCTGCGGCAGAACACAAGTATTTAAATCATACATTTTATTATCCTGGGTCCGTTACTTGGCAAGATGTCTCCTTGACCCTTGTGGATCCGGTTGATCCCGACATGACTGCTACTCTCTCTGATATCGTTGCTCTTGGTGGATATAACCCTCCTACAGATGAGACTTCTTTGACCACCATGTCAAAGGCTAAATCAGCCGGCGCTCTTGGGACTATTTTGATTACTCAAATTGACTCCGATGGCCAAGCACTTGAAACATGGACATTGTGGAACTCATTTATTACAGAGCTTAAATTTGGCGATTTAGAGTATGGTGGAGATGAATTAACAGAAATCACAATGACTCTTAAATATGATTGGGCCCGTGTTGAAACCCCACAAAGCACTTCATCAGCGACCGCTGGTGAGGGTGCGAGCGAATTCTTCGGAATTTAAATAAAAAAGACTATTAAAACGAGAGGTGTATATTGTCTAGAAATAAAAACCGGACTGGTGGAGCTAGCCAGCCGGATACAGCTGTTCCGCCAGCATTGTCACAAGGAGCTGGAGATGGAGGCTTTTCTTTTGTAGTTCCAACAGAATTTGTTGAACTGCCATCGCAAGGAAAGTTTTATCCAGAAAATCACCCTTTGCACAATCATGAGTCAATTGAGATTAAGCAAATGACTGCAAAAGAAGAGGATTTATTAACATCACGAACTCTTCTTAAAAAAGGCATTGCCATTGATCGTGTTTTAGCCAGTCTAATCGTTGATAAAAGAATTAATCCAGATCACTTGTTAATTGGCGATAGAAATGCTGTTTTGATTGCAGTTCGTGTATCTGCTTACGGAAATGAATACCAAACAAAAGTTACATGTCCAGCATGTGGCGCCAGCGATAAATACGAATTTGATCTTAATTCGGCCAATGTATATAAAGGCGAGAATATTGATACACTTGATGTGACTAGCAATTCTGATGGAACATTTACAACATTGTTGCCTAAAACGGGATTGAGCGTTCAGTTCAGACTATTGAACGGAATTGATGAAAGAAATATTATGTCTGGTATGAAATCTGATCGAAAACAAAACATTCACGAGAGAGGAGTTACCCGGCAACTTAAGAACTTTATAGTCTCTGTAGATGGCAATTCGCAACCAAAAGTTATTGACTATGTTGTGTCAAACATTCCATCTATTGATTCTCGCCATTTAAGAATGGCATACAAATTAGCTGCTCCAAATATTGACTTGACACAAGTATACCTTTGCGACGAATGCGGTCATTCTGCCGAAATGGAGGTACCGCTGACTGCGGACTTTTTTTGGCCTGACCGATGAGTATATAGAAAACACATATGAGCAGTTTTTCTTCTTAAAATACTCAGGAGGTTGGTCGTTTAGCGAAGCTTATAATCTTCCAATTGGATTAAGAAAATGGTTTGTCAAAAGACTCGTTAAACAATTAGAAGTAGAGGCAGAAGCAGTTGAAAATGCTAGAAATGGTGGCGGTGGAAAATCTCAAACATTATCTAAACACAATCAGCCACCTACTCCTGGAAAATTTAGAAGCGCAAAGAAGACAAGATAGCGATCTTGTCTTTTTTTTATATAAACTATTTATTTTAGGTCATAGAGAGGAACTCACATGAGTGACGCCGATATTGTCAATGCTATAAAAGAACTAGGCAGAAAAATAGAAAAAAACATGGGCTCTGGAGATAAAAAATCCAAAGGCACCGTTGGCAGAGATCCAACAAAAAGTAGCTCAGACCTAAAAGAAGATTTAAAGCTTTTAACAGAATATGAGGCAAAGCTGAAAAAACTAGGATTTTCCGAAACTGCCAGATTTGCACGACTTGAACAATCAAAGTTAATAGCCGAAAAAAGACTTGAAATCGTTCAAGCTGAAATAGAAGCAAAAAATACGCTTGGACCCATGGATGCAAGGGCGATAGAAAAAGCTGAAAAAGAACTTGAATTAGCGGATAAAAGATTAACAAAGCTTCAACAATCATCTGATGCAACTAGAAAAAACACCCAAGAAATGATGAGTTTGGGTGCTGCAGCAGCAAATGCAGTATTGCCATTAGAAAAAAGCAAATTTTTCAACATCGGAGCGATGAAAAATCTATTCACCGTTCTTAACTCTGGTATTGGCGGAATGGTCGCCGGTCTATCTACTCTTGGAATCGGACTGATTGAGAATTTTATTGGCGGAATAATCGATACAATATTTGCCCTTGATGAGATGGAATCATCTTTACAGAAAACAACCGGCATGAGTGCCCAAATGGCTCGCAACTTTGCTAGTGCATCTGATGATGTGTCCCAGTATTTTATATCGATTGAACAATATGGAAAAGCGGTAGAGGGGCTATATGGAACATTTACTGATTTTACTATAATGAGTCAGGAAATGCGCGAAGAAGTTGCTGCGACAACCTCTGTTTTAATGGAGTGGGGGGTATCTGCGCAGACGATTGGTACGACATTTCAGTTTGCGACAAAAATGATGGGTCAGACCGCTTCTCAAGCAAATACAACAGCCTTAGAAATTTCTAGCTTAGCTATGAATATTGGTGTTCCTATAGACCAAATGATGAATGATTTTAACACTATGATGCCCCAATTGGCGAAACTAGGCCCAACTGCCAGTGATTCATTTAGAGAAATGGCGAGAGTATCAAAAATTACAGGATTAGAAGTGCAAAAATTATTGGCACTTACAAACAAGTTTGACACTTTTGAAGGTGCTGCTGAAATGGCAGGTCAATTGAATGCTGCTTTAGGAGGAAACTTTGTAAACGCCATGGACATGATGACAGCCACTGATCCTGTTGAACGTTTTGAGATGTTGCGAGGTTCACTAGAGCAGGCTGGTTTAACCTTCGATGACATGTCTTACTACCAAAGACAATTTTTTGCAGAGTCGATGGGCCTTGATAGCGTTGGTGATCTTGCACTTATGATGAGTGGAAACATGGGCGCTCTTGGTGAAGAAACAAATAGAACCGCAAGAGATTATGAGCAAATGGCTCAAGCTGCAGCAGAACAGGCAACGTTGCAAGAAAAATTTGATGGATTCCTTCAAGATATTATGAGAACACTTGTAGACGAGGGTCTTTTAGATTCTATTCATGAAATGTTTAATGAGTTCACTCAAGGCAAAGGCCCGCTCATAGAAATTAAAGATGGTATTCTTGATTTTGTTGAAGAAATGAAAAAACTCAAACCATTATTTAAAATGTTTATTGATAATTGGCGTCAAATACTTGATGGCTTCATAATTTTTAAAACGTTACAAATAGCTTCAGTTCTAATACCAATTGTGCGCCTCTTTGGCGCCGCGACCATGAAGTTGTGGGGTCTTGTAGCAGCTAAAACAGCTGAAAACACAGCAGATGTGCAGGGTATTCTAGCCAAAGAAGGAGCTACTGCAGCAAAAATAAGAGAATCAGCAGCGACCGACAAAGACACAATTTCAAAAAACATCAACACACCATCTAACTACAGCAACGCTGCCTCAGTTAGTTTTCTTGCGGCCGCGGCCAGTGCAGGTGCCCCAGTAATATTGGCATTAGGTGCTGCTTTTCTTATGATGGGTTTAGCTGTGGGCGTGGCAGCTTTTGGCGTGAGCTATCTTGTAGATTCTTTTGCGCAAATGTCACCAGAAAAAATTCTTGCATCATCCCTTGCCATATTCGCTTTCGGTGTCTCTTTGGCGATTCTTGCTAAAATATTAGTCGGCGCTTTGCCTCTTCTTTTTACCGCAGAAAC